CCCGTCGAAGGACGGAACGCTGACACGCTTGACTCAGATCCAAGTGAGGCATGAGAGTGCCCCTGACGCCTATCGGATAGCCACAGAGCTTTCGCACATGCTCGACTCCGGCTCCGAAGAACAATTAATCAATCTGACACAAGAACGATGGTGTCACTGCACGCCCCGGAAACGTCCGCGTTCGTTCGGGCATGACGATAAAGGGCGTACAACTTACTATTTTGAGGTCTCCATCTGGGGACCGGACGGCTTATAAAAGCAGAAAGGAAATAAAATGATCAAGAAAAAAGCACTAAAAGGCTTGAGGGAAATTAACTTGTTCCCCGTTGTCACAAACACTGAAGACGGTTACTCCGTAGGAGAGATCTTGCGACTTCCGGCTGCTCAACAGCTCACGAGAGACGATCAAACGGACGAGTATACCATTTATGCCGATGACGGCGTGTACGATTCAGGCACGGATTACAAGTACTCGGACATAACCATCACGGTTGCCGAGCTAGCACTTGATACGGAAGCCAAGCTCACGGGCGGGCTGTACGCCGAGCCGGACGGCATCTATTCGGCGCGCAATCTCGACGAGGCACCGGAATACGCTCTCGCCTATGCGGCGCTATACAAAGGCGGTTATCGCCTCTTCCGTCACCCGGTCGCGAAACTGATGAACGTCAAGGTCGACCACGCGACGAAGGGAGAGGGCAACGAGATTGCGCCGTATGTCCTGACATTTAGGGTTTACCATCGCAAAATTGACGGAACGTATCGGGAAATCAAGGACGTCGAGTACAACGACGGTTTCACTTGGATTCAAGGGATTGAGCCGCTTCCTGTCACGCCGCCTGCCGGCACGTAAGGATAAACAACACTCTCTGGCGGCTGTCTCATTTCTGAGGCAGCCGTCATCCAATGTTCGCTACAAGGAGACAGTTCATGCTATTTAAAAATCGAAGGCAGTCGGTTGACCTTACGTTACCCAAAGAGAAAAACGTCCACGGAATCACCATTAAAAAAGTGCCCGTCGGGAAGTACGTTGCGTCGATGGAGGATATCCAGAATCTGCCCAAAACGATCATGGAGAAATGTTACCCCGACGAGGATCTTCAGAGCGTTATCAACCGCGCAAAAACGGCGGACAGAGAGTTTTTGCTCGACTTGTTCGGAAAACTCATGGTTCACGCTCCCGAGATCATTGTTGACCTTGCCAGCCTCTATCTTGATGTCGGAAAAGAGGTACTGCTCTCACTCTCACCTTCAGAGCTCCTTGATGTACTGGAAGCGTGGTGGGAACTGAATGATTTGTCTGATTTTTTCGGGCGCGTCTGGAAAAAGATCAAACCGATGCTAACCGGTCAACTCCAGACACAGACGCTTGGCTCCAGCGCTGGTTAGCCATTGCCGAATCGATCGGCATTAGCAAGCGCGAATTATTACAGGATTATTACTATGACGAATTCCTCGTTGTCTTGGATGAATACAATGCGTTGCATAGGCTTGACGACGAGAAAGATGATATTGCTGAAGTAGATGCGGGGGAATGGTAGAAAATGGATTACGAAGTAGATCGCTTGGTGTTTGTCGTCCGTTCCATCGCTGATGGCATCGACAAGGGTTTCAAAGCCGCTGAAAAAGCGGCGACCGACATGGCCACCACCTATGAAAAGGCCGAAAGAACCGAAAAACAGCTTGAGAAGGCGCTGCAATCGCTCAAAAAAGAATTGGATCAGGCCAATAAGGCCGACAGCGAGCACGCGGCGGCCATTGAACAGAAAATCGCAAGCTTGGAAGAAGCGCGAACGAGCCTCAAGAGCTATGTCGATTCTGAACGAAAGCGTACGGAAGCTGTACAAGAAGCGGCGCGAGCTGAAGCACAGTCCGCCCAGCAGAGACAAGAAAGTCAGGCGCAGATGCTTGCGGCGGTCGCCGTCGTTGGTGTCTTGATTCGGGGCTACAAAGGACTCAGCGCCGCACTGCAAGAGTCGACGAGCGCCTATTCCGGCAACAGAAATGCCATGGTCGGTCTTCGGTCGATCGCCGAGGGTACCGGTCAGGATATGGGCGTAATCAACAAGGCGGTGCAAGATCTTACCGCCGATGGGCTCATTCCGCTAGAGCAGGCATCCACCGCCGTCAAGAACCTTTTATCGCGAGGGTTTGAGGCACAGGAGGCCATCGACATCATCTTGCGCCTGAAAGACGCGGCGGCGTTCGGCCGACAAGCGAGTTATTCCCTTGCAGACGCTGTCATGACGGCGACAGAAGGACTGAAAAACGAAAACAGTATCTTGGTCGATAACGCGGGCGTCACAAAGAACGTCGCTAAGATGTGGCAGGACTACGCCAAGGCACGCGGCATCACGACTGAGGCCATGACGCTCGCTCAGAAGCGCGAGGCCGAGTATCTCGGCATCATGGAAGAGACGCGCCACCAAGTCGGCGATGCGGCAAAATTGTCTGCCGAGTTTACCGGCTCACAACTGGCATTGGAAGCAAGTACGCGCAAGCTAAAGGTGGCCATCGGAGAAGCCAATGTCGTTGGGCTGTCGCCTATGCTCTCGATCTTGAACGAGCTTGTCCAAGGCGCGGCGAATTTCGCGACAGAGAACCAAAGCCTTATTACCTTCGGTTTGAACTTTGGCAAGGCGCTGGCCATCGGCGGTGCAGCGCTCATTCTGTTTCGCTCCAATATCAAAGGGATGATCGCCGAAATGGTGGCGGCATCTCCGGTGCTAAGCAAACTTACGGTGCAACTGGGCGCACTAAAGGGTGCCATTTCGGGGCCGTGGGGTTGGGTCACGCTCGGCATCTCAGCCGTTGTCGGTGTTATAGCTGCGATCGCGGGGGCAAGTGCCAAGGCGGCGGATGAGCTCCGTGAGCTGAATGAGGAAGCGGCTGAGCTGACGCGGCAAGCACTGGGTGCCGATTCCCTCGTTAATCGGTATGCGGAGCTTTCGGACAACGCCTTCCGGACGAAGGAAGAAACGGCGGAGATGCATCAAATCTCCGAAAAGCTCGTATCGTCCTATGGCCTCAGAGCTGACGGTGTTAGCAGGGAAGGTGTACTCCTCGTCACGAATCTTGAGTACATGAAAGAACAGCTCGCCGTTCAGAAGGAACTCGCTCGTCAAAAGATGGAAGAGGCCGAGGCCAAGAATGCTGAAGAAATCGAAAAAACGATCAATAAGCTAAAAGAGGCTCGTGCCACGCTTAAAACGATTGATGCACACATCGAAACCGCACGGGCGAACTATGCAGCGAAACAAGCAGAGCTCGGAGATATAGGAGCAGGAGAAGCGGCGGGCAGAGCCTATGCGGCATCGATTGCACAATATACGGAAGCCTTAGATGCGCTGGTCACAGCAAAGGATAACGCCATGAGAACGGCGGCACAATCGCCTACGGAGATCGCAGAACACGTGGAGCGCTCTCTCGTGCTTGCCAAGGCCAAAATCGGAGAGGCGGCATCCGCCATCCCTATGGAGACTCAGTCCGCAATCGCTCAAGCGATGACAGACATGGCCTATGAAGGGACGATGGTGGATTCCGACACAGCCGTTTCAATGTTCGAGCAGTTCTTTAAGCTCGATAAAGAGGCCGCAGTTGCGGATGGCATCGCGGAACTCACGGAGGTCAGAGCCCGGATCATTGCCGGTGTATCGGCCGTCGGAACAAGTGATACGGACAGCCTGTCAGTCGTTAATACAGTGCTTCGAAGCCTGTCAAGCGATGCAACATTGTCCGAGGCGATGAATCAAGCGAAAATCCTCGGTCAAAGGATCATGGACGGTGTAGCAAGCGCAAGCGAGAAAGAGGATTTTGACCGTATCACAGACGGCATTCGCACATCCCTCGCGGACATGCAGTCTAACTTGGTCGATGGGTTTAAGCAAGCCGGCCTTTCATCCTACGTGTCCGCTGTCGAGAAAGCCTTTGCAGGGCTGAGAAACTCGGCCAGTAGAACGTCTGCTGAAATTGAAGGCACGACTTCAGCCATTCGAGCGCAAAAAACATCCGTTAAAGAGATGATTGGCGCGATTAGCGGTTTCTCCGGTTCATACGAGTCGCTCAAAAAGGAGATGCAGGATCTGACAGATCTTCAAGTGGCCATCGACGTCTTAAAGGAAGGCAATACAGCCTCGGAAGACTACGGACTGGCACTCGAATATCTTGCTGATCGGTACGGCGTGACGGCGGAACAGATCGCAGGAAACTTAGACGCATACCAACAAGACGCTGACATGAAAGCGATCATGATCGACTTGAACTATCAGCTGGCAATCGCCGAAGCGGAAATGGCAAAGGCGACAGCTCAAGCCATGGCGAACGCAGGTACAGCGACTCAAGAGCAAGCGAACAAAATCATTTTTGCGTTGGATGGCGTCCTTAACAAGCTCAGAGAACTGGACGGCGCGAGTGCCGGCGTCAACGTGGACGGGGATAACCAAATCGTTAATGTCACACGTTCGTATGGAAGAGGCGGAGGCGGGACACCGTCATGGCGAAAAACACCTCCTAGGTCAAGACGCGGTAGCGGGAGCAGAAAAGCGTCAACACGTGAACAGTCTTACAAGAACGAGGCGCTTGAGCGCGAGTTGGAACTGATTGAGCGCAAACGCAGATTGGACCAGCTGACGGTCGACGAAGAAGTAGCTGCGCTGTTGCACGTTCGCGCCGCATACGCCAAAAAAGCCGGTGAGCGCCAAGAAATCGACGATAAGGTCTATGAGCTGAGGCAGCAAAAGAGGCTGAGCGACCTTGAACACGCCAAGGCTATGGATCGACTGTCGCTTGCCGGGGAAATCTCCGCTCAGCGCGCCATCGTCAAAAGCTTTAAGGCTGGAACAGAGGCGAGGCTTGAGGCAGAGCGAAAACTCTACGAATTGCAAAAACAACAAGAACAGCAACTCTATGACTTGGCTGTGTACTATGATCGGCTTACAACAGAGGAGCAAATCAAGGAAACGCAGCGCCGTATGAGCCAATATAAGGCAGGTACGGAAGTCAGGATTGAGCTCGAAAAGCAGCTCTATGATCTGCAAAAGAAACAGAGGCAACAGCAGTACGACATGGGCGTGGCGCTTGACAGGCTCACACTGCAAGATCAGATCACGATCACCGCACGCGAGATCGCTCAATACAAAAAAGGGACAGATGCTCGTATGGAGCTGGAACAGCGGTTGCATGAACTGAAAAAGCAGCTCGCCCAATCAGCTTTTGATCGCGATGTCGCCATGGATCGACTGACGGTTGCCGAGCAGATCAAGCGATTACAGCAGATGGCAAACGCTTACGCCCAAGGCACCGAAGCACGACTTGCACTCGAATCACAGATTTATGCGCTCGAAAAGCAGATGAAAATGTCCGCTTATCAGGACGATGTTTACTACGGCCGTCTGACACTCGAGCTACAAGCCGAGCGCATCCAAGAGATGATCCGTCAGTACAAGGTTGGCACCGATGCAAGGATTGAGCTTGAAAAGCAGCTCTATGCCGTTCAGCAACAAATCAAGGAACGTGACCAAGAACTGGAACGTGCGAAACTCGAACATGCGAAAGCGATGAATCAACTGACGCTCGCCGAAGAGATCACAATACTCGAAAAGAAGCTTTCGGAACACGAAGCGGGCACCGTCGAATACATGGAGGTCGAACGACAACTCTATCAAGCGCGGCAGGAGGAAGTGCGGCGTGCGTAC